TTACCAAATATCGTTGCACGCTGGCGCATACGATGGCAGGGACAAAACCCAAGAGCAGATACAAACGGAAACAGGGTGCAAGCCTTTGGAGGGTTGGCGCGACCCGCTTCTTAACAGGCCGATGCTGTCTGGGGAGGTTGGTTGCGCCATCAGCCATTTGCGCGTCTGGCAGAAGATAGCTGACAGCGGCCAGAATGGAATTATCCTTGAGGAAGATGCGGTTTATGAAAATGTGGACGTTGCCCACGTTGATGAACTGCTAAAGACCCATGATAGCGCATGGCTGGGCTACAGGGAGAACTCGATGGGATATTGGTATAACGCGCACGCCTATGCCATCACCCCCGATACGGCGCGATATTTGCTCTCTCAGGGCTTTCAGGATTCCCTAGTGCCAGTGGACGAATTCTTGCCGTTTGCCCTTACAGGGGGCGAGTATGGCGCTTACAGGGGCGGTTCTGTAGAGAAAAAAGAAAACTATTTCTTTGACCCGCCAATCGTGCGACAAATAGAACGCAAAGACAGGCCAAGCATTATTGAAGGGACTTCAAAGATGCAGAACGAACGCATACACCTTATCACCGTGGCAACAGAGCCAGAAAAGGCAGAGGCGCTAAAAGCAACAGCCGCAAAGTTTGGTTGGCCTCTTACCATGCTGGGCAAAGATAGCGACTGGCGCGATGACATGGATACCGCTGGCGGCTTTCCCAAGATTGAATTTGTCCGTGAGTTTGTCAAAGACATAGAGCCTGACACCATTGTCATGTTCATGGATGCCTATGACACTTTCGTAAATGATACTATGGAAACGGTGTTGGAGCGCTATAAGGGTTTCAATGCGGATATTGTGATTGGGGCAGAGCGATTCCTATGGCCTGATTGGGATTATGGCAAGGAATACCCTGAAAGTGAAACGCCATATCGCTACCTAAATTCTGGGCAATACATCGGGACTGCTGGCGCTATCAAGAAATTTCTTGAAAAAGGGAGCATAGCGGAAGACCTTGATGACCAAGCCTTTTTCCATGAGAAGTTTCTCAAGGGCGATTCAAATGTGGCATTGGATTATGAGGCATACATCTTCCAGAATAGTGAGGCCACGGTTCAAAGGGTCGGCGGACAAATATTTAATAGCTTAACAGGGTGTTACCCTTGCACATATCACGGCAATGGCGGTCAGTTTGACAAAGACGCCTTCCATAGAATTTACAGAATGTTCAACCCGCTAGAGGTTGAGCAAGTTGGCATCCCATACATTAAGACTTTGGATTATGAGGTTGTCGCTGATGAGATGATTGTCACAAAGCTATTTGAGAAAAACGAGTGCGACAGGTTGATTGATATGTCTGAGGCTCTTGGCTCTTGGGAGCAGATGGAGGGCGATAAGTTCCCCGCGCAAGAGATACGCATAAGGGATATGGGGCTGTGGAACGAGGTGGAAAAAATATGGCTAGAAAAGCTGGGTAAGATTTCTGAGGGGTATTGGCCTCCCATGTTGCATATTGGGTTAAGGGATGCGTTTACGATGCGTTATACGTTAGACACGCAGACCACACTCGGCCTGCATACTGACGCGTCATTGGTCACAGGCAGTGTTAAGCTGAATGATGATTATGAGGGCGCAGAACTGGTGTTCCCGAGACAGGGTTTTAGCAACAAAGATGTCCCCGTTGGTCACTGTATTTTATTCCCATCAGCAGTTACTCACGGCCATAGGGTTGATGAGTTAAAGTCAGGTATCAAGTATTCCCTGACAATGTGGACTGCACGTTATGGCGGGGATATAAACTAGCATAGCATCGGCAGTCAAAAGAGTGTATAATTCTCGCTTAGACGGAGAATTGATATGGCTGGATTGCAAGTTGTCACTGAAGCTGCGGATTATCCCGTCAGCCTTACAAGGGTCAAAGACCACCTTAGATTAAGCGACCAAACTGATGATACGTTGGTTCGCAGTTTAATTATCGCCGCCACCAAACAGGTCGAGGAGATGACTCAGCGCACGCTGATGAACACCACCTACAATCTGTTTATTGATTACGTTAATGAAACCGATTATGCGCTTTGGGAGGGAACCAGAGTTGGGGCGGATGTTTCCTACCGCCAAAACTTTATTGAGTTGCCCCGTGCGCCTTTGGCTTCTGTGACCCATGTTAAGTCATACGATGACAGCGACACAGCGACCACGTTTGATTCGGCCAAGTATTTTGTTGACACAGCTAACACTCCGCCGCGTATTGTTTTGCGTGATGGGCAAAGCTGGCCGACAGGATTACGGGCAGCCAATGGTTTAGAGATTCAATATGTGGCGGGCTACGGTTCGAATGATACCGATGTGCCAGAGCCACTCCGTCTTGCGATTATGCAGTTCATTACATTTAATTATGAGCATCGTGGAGACTTTGAGAGATTCCCACCACCTAAGCCCCCGACGATTATTGAATCTCTAATCCGACCTTATAAGGTAATGTCCCTTAACAGCACCCCATTCAACAACATCCTTCAAAAGACTTGGTGATCGTAATGGGTATTGGTGCAATGCGTCACAAGATTACCCTGCAAAAGCAAACACGGGTTGCTGATGGCGGGGGTGGGTTTGCTGTAACGTGGTCAGATGTCGATGACATCTTTGCTAGTATTGAGGCTCCTAGCGGGCGGGAAAGGTTCTTCGGTGACAAAATTGAGCAGAATGTTTCTCACGTTGTTACTATCCGTTTCCGTAATGACATCAGCCAAAAATATCGCATTAAATATGCCCGCACGCGGGGCATGGAAACCACCACAACCTATCTGGCCATCAATGCCATTCTGAACAAGGACTACAGGGAGCGTTATCTTGAGTTGCTTTGCACGGAGGGGGCGGGGACATGAGTGCTAAAGTTTCTGTTCGCCCGCGTTATAAGCAAGTCCTCAAGGGCTATGAAGAAAACGCGAAGAAGATTGTTGGTTACGGCCTGCAAGAGATTCGCGGCATTGCGGTCAAAGGTATATTGGCGGGAAATAAATCAGGTCGAACTTACACACGGGGCAACATAACTCACACGGCATCAGCGGCGGGTGAGTATCCAGCCAGCGACACGGGGTTCCTAGCGAACAATATCCACATCTCACGAAGCCCTAGTGGGCTATCTGGTGCAGTAGAAAGTCGCGCTAAATATTCAGAGGCGCTTGAGTTTGGCACAAGCAAGATGGCAGCTCGCCCATTCCTGCAACCATCTGCGGAAGAAGTGCGGCCTAAGATACGACGCAAGATACGGGAGTTGTTCTAATGGCCTTACACAGTTGGGAATTGCAGAAAAGCATCTACGCCACGCTTGTAGCTGCCAATATCACTGACGCAGATGGCGCGGCAATATCAGGAGTTTTTGATGATGTTGAAGAAGACACAGCGTATCCATACATCACGGTTGGCGAGGAAACGGCGATTGATGCGGGGACAAAGACGAAGGATGCACATGAGCATACCCTCACGCTCCACATCTGGTCGCGCTACAGGGGCGGAAGAAAAGAGGTGAAGGAGATTATGGAACAAGTGTTTTCAGCCCTTCACAATAATGATATAACTGTAAGTGGTGCTTCTCTAGTGAATATCAGACATGAGTTTGATCAAACACTTGTAGAGGCAGATGGTATAACGCGGCACGGCATCATGCGATTTCGAGTCGTTGTGTTTGATAACTAGGAGAAAGAGACATGGCGGCTCAAAAAGGTTCAAGCCTACTCGTAAAAATCGGTGATGGTGGTTCGCCAGAAGCGTTCACGACAGTGGGCGGCTTGCGCTCTACCAGCATTTCATTGAACGATGAAGCAGTTGACGTAACGACAATGGATAGCAGCAATCAACGCGAATTGCTTGCAAACGGTGGCATCCAAACAATCAGCATTTCTGGTTCTGGTGTTTTCACTGATGCGGCAAGCGAAACAACGCTTCGCGGCAAGTTTGGCACATCGACATTCAGCAACTTCCAAATCATCATTCCTGATTTTGGAACTTACACGGGCGCGTTCATGGTTGCATCGTTGGAATACTCTGGCGAATACAACGGTGAAGTGACTTATTCCGTGACGCTGGAAAGCTCTGGCGCGATTACATTCGCTACCGTCTAAGATGGCTTGGTCTAGCGAAAAAGTTAAGGTTGATGGTGGCGAGGTTGTCGGTCAGGTTCATTCGTCTGGCAATCTCGTGACCATTCCTTTTCTCGATGGTATTGAGGCGGGTTCTTTAATATCTGTCGGCGGTAAGTCTTACACGGTTGAACGGGCAATCAATGTCGGTGGCCGTGACGAGACTTTAGATGTGTTTATCGGTGCAGGTGCATCGAAAAAAGCCAAAGCCAAAAAGGTTGAGGCGGAAGACGAGGGGGAGACCCCCGAAACATAGGAGAGCCAGATGGCTAATAAACACAGGGGCGAGATGAAGATTTCGCTTGGCGGTGAAGATTACAACACCCGCCTAAACTTCGATTCCATTGCACGCATAGAAGGCGCTACAGGGCAAAGCGTTATCCGCCTAGCCCAGAGCATAGGGGACACCTCTATTGGCCTTCAGCAGCTTTCTATCGTCCTTCACTCGGCGATCAAAGGTGGCGGCAATGATCTTACCGATAAAGACGTAAACAAAATCATTTGGGAAGCGGGTATCGTGGCGGCAATGGGCGCTGCGGGCGAAGTGCTGACCAATGCCCTTATAGGTGGGCAAGATGAGGGAAAGGACGAAGCGGAGGAGGCGTAGCATCAGATGAGTTTCCGTGGCATAATTACATGGAAATCGGACTTGGAATTATGCAGATGCGGCCACGAGATTTTTGGGATTTAAGCCCCCACGAATTTTACGCCGCATTAAACGGATTTAGCGAGTTTCATTCATCTGGTAAGCCTACTCCGCTGGGACGAGATGAACTGAACGACCTGATGGAAAGGTATCCTGACTAATGGCGACTCCCGTTGATACACTACTGGTTGAGGTCACTGCTGACCTGAGAGATGTGCGCCGCAAGCTGGGGCAGCTTGAAAAGGATACCAAACGCACAGCCGATAAGTCCGCTCAAAACATGAAGCGATTGGCCACGGCTATCAAAACAGTTGTCGGGGCTGTTATCATCAGGGAGTTTATTAGGGCGGGCAAGAGCGCCGTTGATTTCGCTGCGAATGTTCAAGAGATGCGCGATAAATCTAGCGTTGTCTTTAAGGAGTTCGCTGGAGAGGTCAGGAAAGAACTTGACGAGTTTGGGGCGGCTGTTGGTCGATCATCATTTCAATTAGAAGAAATGGCAGCTCGTGTTCAGGATACATTTGTCCCGATGGGTTTTGCTCGTGGCGAGGCAGCAGACCTGTCGGTGAGGCTCACCAAGCTGGCTACAGATGTGGCATCTTTGAACAACGAAGTTGACAGCGAAGTTATGATTGCCTTTCAAAGCGCTTTGGTCGGCAACCACGAGACAGTGAGAAGATTTGGTGTTGTCATAGACGAGGCACGGCTAAAGTCTGAACTGTTCAATATGGGCATAACTAAAAGCTACAAGCAAGTCACTGCCGCTGAGAAGGTGCAGGCCAGATTCAATATTATAATGGCTGGGACTGAGGACGCTCACGGAAACGCAGCCCTTACCGCCGACTCGTATGTCAACCAAGTGAAGGCTATGGACAGGGAGTTGGAGATTCTTACCAACAACATTGGCGAAGCTGTAATGCCAGCCTTCAGGGGGTTGGTGTCCCTCACCACTGATCTGGCAAAGGGATTTAATGAAGCCTTTGAGGAATTCCAGCCATCATCAATAGATGAGGCGACAGCGGCCATTGAAGAACAAGAGAAAAAAGTTGCCCTTCTTGAGAAAACCCTAAAAGATGCGACAACTGGATTGAGTGGTTTAGCCTTTGCAGCGGGGGGGAACCTTACGGACGGTATTGTCTTATCGCTTATGGCAGCTAGAAAAGAGTTGGCAAGGCTGGAGGCGGAGCGTGGTGCTTTGCAGAATCCTCCTGATAAAGCGACACCAGCAGCGCCCGATGTGATTAATCGACTTGGTGGAGTGCAAACAAAGGGGGAAGGGGAGAATCTTGGCGCTGAGATAATTAAGCAGGCAAACGCCCGTGATTTATTGACTGCTCAGACACAAAC